ATGGCTGCTGGATCAAGACAAAATATAAACATGTTATGGGCAGGGACAGTTCGTGAATTTCGTATGCTATTATATTATCAGATGCTATACTTGGAGGGACGTATAGGTGGGCCAAATGATGGTGGTAGCGCTGATGGTACTAACTGAACTTCTTACACACTCGGACGCAATGGCTGAACAGGCCGGGATCGATCCGCTTATTTTCAGAAACCAGATAAACATGGAATCGGGATGGGATCCAGAAGCCGTGAGTTGGGCTGGTGCGGAGGGTATCGCGCAAATTATCCCCGCATACCACCCGGAGATGGAAGGCAAGACCTTCGACCCGTATATGAGTCTGGAGTATGCTGCGAACTTGATGTCGAGCCATCTGGACTATCGTGAGGGTGACTACAGGGAAGCGCTGGCCGATTACAACACCGGACGAAATTCTTCCGGCAGTTTTCGTGATCAAGGCTATTCGTATGCCGATAGGATTCTTGAAGCGAGCGGACAACGGCAACCCACAGAACTCGAATTGCTCCGCACCGATGCTGCGCGTAATCATAAACTCAAACTGGGGGCGCTGTATCATCTGGGCAACACTGTCGAGGTACTTAACCGTATCCCGCAGAAGGAGTTCTATAGCGAGGAAGACCAGATCACTCATAAAGAAGCCGAAGTTTATTACCATAACCCAGACGAATAGTCCTGTGCTATAATTAGGGGTTGGCAACGAAGCCATCCGTAAACGACGGTGTTCTCTCTTTTGGAGCATCTCTTATGGCGGTACTTGTTACGATTTCAATGGTTACATTAGGCGGTTTAGCCCTCGTGCTACCAACCGTCTTAGAAAGGTGGAGAAATGGGCGACGGAGCTAAGGGGCGCGTGATTCAACGCGATGGACCCCGCAAAACGTCTCTTGAGAAGAGTCCCGACAAGCGACCATCTCAAAAGGGGCGCTAATGCCCAAGAAGAAAAAGAAGTCCAAGATCAATCGGCGAACACGCTACTAGGTGATCTGGAGGGCTTATATCGAGGGAGATAATGACACCATCGGCGCACCCCCGCGCTGCCCTCCCCACCGGGGGTGCGCCTATTTTATTGGAGGGGATAGTGGGTGAAGAACAATCGGTCCTTATGGATGCGTATCGAATCGTGCATGAATCACGTGATCCCGAGTATGGACCGGCCAGTGAGGACTTTGAATCGCTAGGTGTTATTTGGGCAGCATTGTTAACCCGGTGGTTGCGTAAGAATGGGTTTCGGTCCATTCCCAGCATTCCGCCCCGTGTAGTGGGGAACATGATGATTGCATTAAAACTTAACAGAGATGTTCATTTCCCGAAACGCGACAATATGATCGACGTGGCGGGGTACGCGGAGAACGTGGAGCGATGACATGGCTGGAAGCGCGATTACCGTCGATTTCTTTGAATGTGACGATGAGGTCGATTTCGCTCGACGTTTACGTCTGGCGGTTTATGGGCCTTGGTCTGAGTGTGAGCCTTGCGGGGTGGAGCTTCAACCTTGGGAAGAAACGGCGCTGCTGCCCCGTTTACGACGTAAACTTGGGAATCGTCCACCTGTGGATAGGAGACGAGCGGCACCCACCATCGGCTTCATAACGTGAAGCGGAGGCTGCTTCACGGGAGGCAGTTTGGATGGGCGGATACCAAGAAAATAGTGAAAATTAGAACACCGCGCAGGGTTCCGCGCAGGGTTCCGCTGATGGTTGAATGAGGCAATTATGGACTTTTGGATGAGCAGCCGATCAAAGCGAAAACAACCGCGCCCACATGACAATAATCTGTATTCGTACGCTAACGCAGATGGTATAATGGAACCCAGAAAAAAACCTCGACTGTTTCGCTCCCCCCAAGCCGACGTAACTAGAGCCGTCCGCTTTGAGCAGTTGCTCGACGGTACGGATAAGTGGTCGGATGATCCACATATTGCTACTGCCGCAGAAACTATGGGCTGGGAAATTGTCTAACTACGACAAAGGTGTTACATGGCCCCAGATTTCCATTCTTCCCGCCCTCTACAATCGCCACCCTCGATACCTGTTTCTGTTAAGCCCCCGGCTGAACCGCGTTGCGAAGAGGAGGATTGCCCATGTTGTGGCGTTGGCAAACTTCCATTCGTTAACGGGTGTTCACTAGCGATATGTAGGAATTGTGGATACAAAGAACCGTGTAGTTAATGCCGAAGAAGAAATCGCGAAATGTCGCGAATCGTGTTCGTATTTTGTACAGCATTACGCATGGTACACCGAAACCCGTGGGACGAGTAAGGGTCTACAAAAGTTTATCCCGTGGGATTGGCAACTTGCCCTTGTCCATCACTGGCAACATGGCGTAGAAGATAAGAACAGACACGTTGTATTAAAAGCTCGCCAGCTAGGTGTATCTTGGTTGGTGAGCTTTTATGCGTTATGGTTGGCGCTCTTCCATCCCGGCTCGAATGTGCTGCTGCTCTCTTATAAAGAGATGGCCGCGAAGATGCTGATTCGCCGGATGAAGGATACGTTCAGTAAGATTCCGAAGGCGTTAATCCCCGGCATTGAACCTAATCGCAGTACGCAGGTATTGGAGTTCTTTCTCGACGGTGCGGATAATGCCTTTAGTCGTATTGAGTCGCTCGCTTCAACCGAAGACGCCGGACGTGGCGAAGCCACCTCGCTGGCGGTTCTGGACGAGTGGGCCATGCACCCGTATGATACCGAGAACTTTGCAGCCATCTCTGACTCACTGGGTATTGAGGGGCAGATTATCGGGTTGAGTACCGCGAAGGGTGCTGCCGGGACGTTCTACAATGTCTTCCGATCTGCCCACGGGAAACAGAATGACTTTGTACCGTGGTTTATCCCGTGGTCGAGCCACCCTGATCGTACAGAAGATCCTCATTGGTATGTCAATATGTTGAGGAACAAGACCGCAGCCAATGGTCCTGAACTCGGGAAACGAGATATGATGCAGGAATTCCCGCGCACGTGGGAAGAAGCCTTTGTTGCGTCAGGATCGCAGGTCTTTGATGCCTCGATTATCATGGCGATGATGAAGGAAGCAGCTAGGCATAAGCCGCTGGTGATGACACAGGAACTTCGTGAGTGGCAGGAGCCAATCATGGGCCGGGAGTATGTCATTGGTGTAGACTGTTCGGAGGGGTTGTCTGATGGAGACTACGGAGCGGCGATTGTTAGGGATTGGCGGACGGGGTTGCATGTGGCAACACTCCGGGGTCGATGGGAGCCACGTGTTTTCGCTGCCAAAATCGCGGACCTCGCGTGGCGATGGAATTCCTCTTTTGTTGGTGTGGAGCGAAACGGGCCGGGACTCGCTGTGCTTGAAGCTCTTGCGGACGTGGGCTATCCTAATATTTACTATGAATTGCGCGTTTCGGGTGTTTCGGGGGAAAACGTCAATATCAAAGAAGGGTGGGTCACAAATAAAGCTACCAAACCTGTGATGGTTGCTGCGATGCAGGAAGCACTGGCTACAGGCGCGATGATTTCGTATGATGAATTGTTACTGGGTGAATACCTCACGTACGTGCGCGAGGAGATTAGGGACCAAGATGTGAAAGTCTCAAATAAAACCGGACGTACTGGAGCGCGTCGGGGTGCCTTTGATGACTGCTTGATCGCTGATTTGATCTGCTGGCAAATGCGTGATTACTTCGAGCATAAGAATCAGAATATCGCTGATCCGTATTATGCCGACGCGATCCCGATGGCTGATCTTGAGTATCTGGATTCGGTACGCTCCGGGAGTCGAAGAATGCGATTAATCGAAAAGTATGGCAAACAACTGCCTGATCGAGCAAGAGTATGATAGAATATGGGGGATTACTATGCGACGACAAGAAGTTTTAGATGTAATGGAGGGCAATGGAGCCACTGAATTGCACCCGGTGTTTGGTCCAGATGGCTCGTTTCGCGTTGTAGATAAAGAAGGAAACCCGTTTCAGATCCCGCATGAGCGTCCGCTCACCGGCGGGGTTTTACTGTGGTTTCCGGTCGATGAGGATGAAATTTCAATGGAGTTAACCCCAGAGCAGGTTGAACTAGTTGGCTGAACTTGAAGGTGGAGGCCGAGACGAGGAACAAATTGTTTCCCTCGTTAATGCGGCTGTAGACCATTACAAGCCCCGCAATGACATGATGTTGCGGATGCTCGACATGTATGAGGTGGCCGAGCGTCCGGCGCAACCCGGCGGTGTCGCAGTGCGCGATAATATGCCGCACACGGCGGTAGGGCTTGCAGCGGCTATTATTACCCGTCAGGAGCCGCAAACGACCATCACGCCACGAGAGGATACCCCGGAGGAACAAGAACGGTCCTCACGTATTGAACAGGTCTTTGCTGGCATTCGCTCTGATATGGAGATGCGTGCATTTCGACGTGGTGATATGTCGCCCGATTACGAGAATGCCTTTAACCAGTTAAATTATGGGTGGGTCGCTTCACGACAGTATGTGGCTCCACGGGAAGAAGGTAAGAGTCCGTTTCGATTTACGCGCCATTATAATCCGATGAATGTGTATCCGGGTCCACAGACAGATGATGGCTACCTGTGGGTCTTCTCACAGCTTCCGATTGCGGGTGGACGTATTCTGGCAGATAAGCGATATTCGAAGGTTCATGATGATATTGACCCCGATGACCCGTACAAGACGCATGAGCTTGTAGAATTCTACGACGATACGGATGTTGTCACGGTTATCGATAATACGGAAGTCTGGCGTGATCAACACAAGCAGGGTGAAGTCCCGTGGCTGGTAGGTCCGGTGAACGGGCACAATTTCCGTGGTCTGGTCAATGATGACCGGGATTTTGTCGAGCACATGGGCATGGCCCTGAACCACGCGAATCGTGATTTACATAACTATTACAATGAACTCCTCGAAACGATGGGCTTGATTGTCAAGAAGTATGCCAAGCCAACGGTAGTCATTAAGACCCGTGACGGCACAGTTCGTAGACTTGAACTGGGTAGCGGGGCGGTTAATACGCTGCTGGCAACTGACATCGTACAGATTCTCGATGTACCGGGCGCCCCACCCGAGATGGTGCCCCTGCTTCAGTCTGTGCTGCAAGCGATGTATCGAGCGACATTTCAGGAGACGGTGTACGGCGGTGGTGGCGAGACCGGGATGTCAGCACTGGCAATTACCCTTACCGGGCATCACGCTGGCTTGCGATTAGAACCGTATCTTAAGCGGATGCAGATGTTTGATCAGGAGTCTGCGCGGCGCATCCTTAAAGGGATTGAACGCGAGCAGCTTGTCATGGATTATTCCGGGGTTGACGGGATGGGAAATCCATTCCGACTTCCTGATTTCTCATATTTAGAAATTGATGGTGATTATGGTGTATACTGTACACGTAAGCTGTCGTTACCTGAAGATGATTTGATGCGAGCGCAGGTTGCTGCAAATTTGACACAAGGGTCTAGCCCGGTTGTCTCGATGCAGTATGCGCGTGAGAAGATTCTTCTTGTCCAAGATCCGATGAAAGAGCGAAACCGAGTGATTGCAGAACTTCCACTTAGAATGCCTGAAGTCGTGATGGCAATGGCGTATCAAGAACTTATCAATAACAACGAAGTCATGGCCGCTACAGCGCTTGGACAGGCGATGGGTATTGGACAGGCTCCACCGGGAGGACCGGGAGGGGGCGGGGCTGGTGGAGGCGCTCCCTCGCCTATGGGCGGACCTCCGGGAGCACCTCCGGGAGCACCTCCGGGCATCGGGATGATGGGAAGTCC